TGATACTTTAATTGAAATAATTTCTGAACCTGAAAATTTTATTCCATATCAATTAAATGATTCTTTAAATGTAAATCATTTTTTACCTGTAAATGTTTTTCAAAAGGATTTCTTTACTTCTATTTTGAAGATGTTCTATTTGATGGTTACTGAAGATAAGGATAGAAATAACCATTTAATTATTGAGCCTTGGGTTGAGTTTTACAATTTAGATAGAACAAGTTATTTGGATTGGTCAGACAAGATTGACCGAAGTCAACCGATTAAGATTGTTCCAATGTCTGAAATCAACGCAAGATATTATAACATTAACTACAAGCCTGATTCAGATTAGTAGGTTATCAAGATGAAGATAAAGTTGTTTCAACTATTTTTAAATGGGATGGAACTACAACGGATAAAGAAGAAAGGGTTTCTTCAAACATTAGAATTCTACAAAGTAAATTAATTGAAGATGTAGAAAGTTGGACTATTAAAAATGATAGTGGAACAACTATAGCGACTAATACTAATTATCCTTATGCAGGTCATTTAGATGACCCTGATATTCCTGGTAGTGATTTATCCTTCGGAGTTCCTAAAGAATTATATTTCAATTTAGCAGCAGGTGCTTTAGGAAACAATCTTTTCAACACTTACTATTCATCTTATTTAAGCGAAATTACCGACAAGGATTCACGATTAGTTATTGCTAAAATAAAATTAAATGAGCAAGATATTTTTAACCTTGATTTTAGCAGGTTCATTTGGATTGATGGAGTGCTTTATAGATTGAGTAAGATAATAGATTATTCAGCAGGGGAAATATGCACAATAGAATTATTGAGGGTTATTTATACAACCTATCAAACAGGAAGTCCTGCACAAACTGAATGTATTTTAACTGAAGATTCTATCTGCCTACAAACTGAAGGCGGAGATAATATAACAATTGAAAATTAAAAATTATGCCAAAAATAAGTGAATTAACAAGCGTAACAAGTATAGCAGGAACGGAAACAATTCCTGTTGTTCAAAGTGCAACTACAAAGAAAGCAACTGCAGATGATTTAATGGGTTATAAAGTTTTTGCAGCAAATCTAACTTGGGATGCGGTAAACGAAGAATTTGTCAATGATGTATTTAAAGACACTATAACAGGATTATTGTTTACAAGAATATCTCAAGGATATTATAACATAGAAAGTCCTGGAGGTTTATTTGTATTTTCTAAAACCTTTATATTGATTAATCAAAATAACAATAATGGTGCAGCAGGTAATGGTAATTTTATATTCAATGTCGTTAATTTTCAAGACACAAGTAATTTAAGAATTTCAACTATTGATGTTGACCTTTCAGCAGGTACATCAACGCAAGGAGATTTTTTAAGTAGTTGTACAATTGAAATACGTATTTACCCTTAAAAATTAATCAATGGCAAAACAAGTAATTGCTTTAGAAGCAACGTTAAATAGTAGTCCTGCCGAAGGTTCGGTTAAAAGTTTAAAAGCACAATTAAGGGAAGCACAAGCAGAGGTTGTGAAGATGTCTGATAAGTTCGGAGAAACTTCTACACAAGCAGCACAGGCAGCACAAAAAGCAGCACAACTTAAAGATAGGATTGGAGATGCTAAAGCGTTAACTGAAGCGTTTAATCCTGATAAAAAGTTTCAAGCGTTTAGTTCAGCAATTCAAGGTGTAGTAGGTGGATTTTCTGCTTTGCAAGGAGCACAGGCTTTATTTGGTGCTAAATCTGAAGACCTGGAAAAGACGTTAGTTAAAGTACAAGGTGCTATGGCTTTAAGTCAAGGATTAAGTGCAATAACTGAAGCAGGGGATTCATTCAAGAATTTAAAGGTTGTAGCAGTTAATGCTTTGAATAGTATTAAAGCAGCAATAGGTTCTACAGGTATTGGTTTATTGGTTATTGCTTTAGGTGCTATCTATACTTATTGGGATGACATAAAAGGAGCAGTTAACGGAGTTAGTGCCGAACAAGAAAAACTTAATGCTAAAACAAAGGCTAATCTTGATGCACAGAAGCAGAAGCTAACAACAATAAATAGCCAAGATAATATCTTAAAACTTCAGGGTAAAAGCGAAAAGGATATTCTGAAGCTAAAGATGAGCCAATACGATGCAGTTATTAAGGCAACTGAAGCACAAATAATTCAATCTGAAATAACTAAAAATGCACAGGTTAAAGCAGCAGAAAGAAACAAAGAGATTTTAAAAGGCTTGTTGAATTTCTTATCTATTCCAATTACTGCTATTCTTTATGCAGTTGACCAAGTTAGAAATGCTTTAGGTGGAACTTCTACGCTTTTAGAAGATTATAAAGAAGGTCTTGCTAAAATGGTCTTTGACCCTGAACAAACTAAAAAGGATGGAGAAAAAGAAATACAAGAACAAAAGAATGCTTTACAAAATCTTAAGAATGAAAGAGCAGGATTTCAACTTCAAATTCAGGCAATAGATAAAGATGCTTCTGATAAAACAAAAGCACAAAATGATAAATCAGCGGAAGATTTAAAAAAGGCTAATGAAGATGCACAAAATCAAAGGCGAAAGTTAGCAGAAGAAAATGCTTTATTATCTATTAAAGATGAAAGGAAAAGACAAGAAGCAGCGTTACAAATTCAGTTTGAAAATCAACAATTAGAAATAGAGAGAAGCAAAGCAAATAGAGAAGAAAAAGATGCTACATTATTAGAACTTGAAAATAATTTCCTTTTACAAACTGCTGCATTAAGACAAAAATTTGCAGATGAAGATGCACAAAAGAAAAAAGAAAAAGATGAAAAAGATATACAAGCAGAGAAGGATTTAAATGATGTGATGCTTCAACTTGAAAAACAAGCAGCAGAAGAATCTACTAAAATAGCAGAAGACCAAGCAAAAGCAAAGGTTCAATTTATTCAAGATATTGCTAACGCTACAGGTGCCTTATCTGATGTAATAGGAAAGGAAACTGCAGTAGGTAAAGGTTTGGCAGTAGCACAAGCTACAATAAATACTTATTTAGGTGCGAGTGAAGTTATTAAAGCTAAAAGTGTATTACCTGAACCTTTAGGTACTATATCAAAGGTTGTAAATGTAGCAACAATAATCGCAACAGGTTTAAAAGCAGTTAAAGGAATTTTATCTACAAAAGTTCCTGGTGGTGGTGGCGGTGGTGGAAATCCTTCTTTGCCTTCACCTTCTACAATTGCACCTGTTCAACCACAATTAGGGCAAACTGCTTTGAATCAACAAATGATAAACGCTACAGGGAACGCTGCCGTTAGAGCATTTGTTTTAGAAACTGATGTTTCAGGAAACCAAGAAAGGATAAAGAGGTTAAATAGAGCAGCAAGGATAAACTAAATTTCAAGAACTTTTTATATCATATTATATGAACTACCCAATTTACGAGTTAAAAATAAACGAATCTTTGAACGATGAAAGCGAGGTTTCTTATGTGTCTTTAGTTGATGAACCTGCCATTCAAAAGGACTTCCTGGCTTTTAAGTTTGTAGAACCTTCTAAAGGTGAAGATGAAAACGAGTTTATTCCAAGGTGTGTAAAATATATTATCAACGAAGGGAAGGAACAAGAACAAGCGGTTGCTATTTGTTATTCAATTTGGGAGCAACATTTCGCAGGGGAAACCTATAACGACTACCCTAAAGCAGCTACTGAAAACGCAAAGATTGCTTTAAGATGGGCAGAAGAAAACGGATGGGGTGATTGTGGAACTCCTGTAGGAAAGGCAAGAGCAAACCAATTGGCTAATGGTGAAAATATAAGCCGTGAAACTATTTCAAGAATGGCTTCTTTTGATAGGCATAGAGAAAATTCTGATAAGCCTTTAGGTGATGGATGCGGAAGGTTAATGTGGTTAGCTTGGGGTGGTGATGAAGGTATAGAATGGGCATCAAGGAAACTCAAAGAAATAGATAAGCAGAAGATGAACTTTCAGATTATAAGCGAAGATGAGCATATAATTTCAGGTCCATTAATGATAGCAGATGAACTTATCTATAGGGCAGCAAATAAATCAATACCATCTGAACACTACGTTAAGTTTTCAGCAGATACCATTCAGAAGATAGCTATTAAATTCTCTAAAAAGAAATACCAATCAAACGTTAATTTAATGCACGACCCTAACCAAAAGGTTCAAGGTGTTACAATGTTTGAATCATTTATAGTAGACAAGAAAAGGGGAATCCTACCAATGCAAGGCTTTGAGGATGTAGCAGATGGAAGTTGGTTTGGTTCTTTCTATGTGGAAAACGAAGAAGTATGGAATAAGGTTAAAGCAGGGGAATTTAGGGGTTTTTCAGTAGAGGGTTTATTTGATTACGAAGAACCTAAAACTCCTGAAGAACAAGTACTTCAGAAAATATCTGAACTTTTAAACGCAATACTTCAGAAAATATCTGAACTTTTAAACGCAATTTCTTAACTAAAATAATATCATAATTTATGCAACCAAAAGAAATAATTGAAAAATTGAGATTAACCTTTAACGAATTGGTTAACAATCAACCTGCTCCTGTGCAATTAGCAACTGCTAAACTTATGGATGGTACTGAAGTAGAAGTAACTGAACTTGCCGTAGGTGGTATCGTAACTATTCAAGGCGTTCCTGCTCCTATTGGAGAGCATCAACTTGAAGATGGAACTATCATTGAAGTAGGCGACAACGGAGCAATTACTGAAATCAAAGCACCTGAAGTGAAAGAAGAAGTTGTTGTTGAAGATATGAATGCTTTGTTTAGTGCGTTTCAAGCATCTACCAACGAGAAGTTTGCTGCTTATGAGCAAAGATTTGCAGATTACGAAACAAAGTTAAACAACGCAAATTCAATCATTAATCAGTTGCTTGATGTAACTAAAACATTGGCAGAAACTCCTACAGGAACTCCTGACCAAGCGGTTAAAACTCAAAACAATTTTAAAGTAGAAAAGGAAGAACAATCTTGTTCTTTTGATGCTTCAGGAACAACTTCATTCTCTCAAAGAACAATCGTTCCTGGAAAGATTAAGGTTGAGGAGAAGATTTGTCCGAAGGATTTGGAAGCTTACTTCACAATGGAAGCACTTCGTGCAGGTTCAACTTACGAAGATTTCGGTAACGCTGATTTCGCTGCTGCTTACCTTGCAAAGAAGAACGCAAGAATTTCTTCTCAACTTGAAACTGCAATTTGGCAGGGTGATTCTGCAAGTGCAACTGCTAACTTGAATAAGTTCAATGGTCTTTCAAAACTTATCAATGCAGGTTCTCCTGTAGATGCTAACGTAAGTGGTTACACAGGCGTAAGTGGTGCTGCAATTGCTACCATTACTGCTTCTAACGTAATCGCTGCAACTGAAGGTATTTACAAAGCTATCCCTGCTGAAGTTATGGCGAAGGGTGATGTAAGAATCTTCGTAGGTTACGATTGGTTCAGATTGCTTGTTCTTGCTTACAGAGCGTTGAATATGTTCAGTTACAATCCACAAGACGCAAACTTTGAAGGTTTCATTTTGCCTGGTACAAACGTAAAGATTGAGCCTGTAAATGGTTTGAACGGAACAGGAGATGCTTTTGCTATTAGCCTTTCAAACTTGTGTATCGCAGTTGATTTGGAAGCAGAAGAAACAAACTACAAATTGTGGTATTCTGAAGATAACAACGATGTACGTTTCCGTGCAGAATTTAAGGTAGGTGTTGACGTAGCCTTCGTTTCTGAGTGTGTGAAGTTTATGTCTGCTATCTAATTTTAAAATAAATTATCTAATCAAAAGGGTGGTGCAAAAAACACCACCTTTTTTTAAAACTTATAACTATGCCGTGTGCACTTAATTCGGGCTACTCTATTGATTGTAGGGAGTCTATCGGGGGAATCCAAGCAATTTGGCTGATAGAAAATTCAGCCCTTTATGATGCTTCAGGTAATAAAGCAAGTGGTAAAAGATTTTACAAGTTTGAAGTTCCAAGAGCAACTGCTTCTGCTTCTTCTAACTTAACAGGTTCACAAGAGAATGGAACTATCTTCTTTACTCACCAAGTTATGTTCCCTATCAATTCTCGTAACGCTTCTATCCGTAACATAATTACAACTTTAGCGAAAAATCGCTTAACCTTTGTAACTTTGGATATGGATGGAACTTATAGAATGTATGGTAAATCATTCGGTTTGTTCCTTGATACAACTGAAAGTGGAAGTGGAACGGCTCCTGGAGATAGACAAGGTTCAATGCTTACCTTCACATCACAGGAAACTGAAGATTTCTTGGTAGTAAGTGCAAGTGTTGCTGCGAATTTAGAAGTAGCAGGTTAATAAATAAAAATAAAAAATAGGAAAGCCGACCGATTAAAAAGTCGGCTTTTTTTAGGTTATGATTGTACTAACAAAAGGCGAAACGAAAAACATATATTTTACAGGTTCGGAAAGTGCTATACTTACCGACCCATACTTTTTGTTTATATTTACTAATAGAATTACGCAGGAAGTGGTAAAGTTTGTTGTTACTAACGAAAGTACAACTTTAAGGTATGATGTTTTTGAACTTGATGTAGACCAATATTTTGAAGATGCGGAAACAGGCTTTTGGACATATCAAGTTTATGAACAAGCGAGTTCAAACAATTTGAATCCTACAGGACTTAATCAGGTTGAAGATGGTTATATGTATTTAAATAGTGCAATAACATTTGAACCTACAACTTATGATGAACAAGATAATTCATTTATAACATA